AATGCAGTACATACCGATGCTGTTGTATCAGCTTACGCAGCAGCACAAGAAGCCGCAGCCCCAGAATAGGAGAGTAAGATATGACTAAGGCAAGAGATTTATCGTTAGCTGCTAAGGCTCCTTTGGCTAGCCCAGTGTTTACAGGGAAAGTAGGTATTGGCACTAGCTCACCTACATCAAAAATACACGCAACAACCGCTACCGCAGGGTATACCGCCAAGCTAATAAATACAAATGGCGCATCTGACGCTAACGGGCTGTTGATACAAGCAGGAACAGCAGCAAGTGAATATGCTCTTAATGTCGCCAACACCGCTGGCAATGCAACCTTTATGGCTGTTAAAGGGAATGGCCGCGTAAGTATTGGTAATAGCTCCCCTATCACTAAATTACACATTAGCGGAAGTGTTAACAATGACAGAATCCTAATTGAATCACCTCACTCAGTTGGCTTAGTAGAAACTGGCCTTGAGATGAGAAGGTCAACAACAGTTGCAGGGGCTAAGATTCAGACAGTAAGACACCCCACACTTGGTGGACTTGGACTTGACTTTTACACGACAGCAAATGGAGCCGCAGAAGATTCAGGGACATATAGCAAAAGGGTATCTATAGACTCCGCTGGTCGAGTAACCATGCCGTATCAGCCCTCTTTTGTTGCTAAAGCTGCGGGTGGTTGGCGTGTTATACCTACTGCCCCTACAAAGGCGGCATTTAGTAATCAGATATTTGATACTAACAACGACTTTAACCCAAGTACCTACCTATTTACTGCACCTGTTTCTGGTGTATACGCTTTTACATTCCAGTCTTATACACGCAGGACTTCTGGCGGTACAGGTGATTATATGTATAAGTCATTTCTAATAAATGGGGCTTTACCCAGCACTTTTACAGAAACAATATTACACTACGCAGACCACGCTGTTGGTGACCTTGGCACGAGTTTAACTGCAATATTCTCACTCTCGGCTAATGACACTGTTGCAGCAGCAACGAGAGCGTCATCCACAAATTGTGCTTATCATTCTCAATCTAGCACATTTGCTGGCTACCTAATCGGATAACAAAGGAACAAACAATGAATATCACAATCACACTATCGGCAGCACAAGAGAAAGCATTAGCCTTTGTTGCAGCATCCCCACAGGAATGGGCTGAGAACGCAGTACATAATCGCTGTCGCCAAGCCATTGACGAAATCTACGCAGACGAAGTAGCTCGTATGACTGCTGACCCTGACATCACTAGCATCCCAGCCGACAAGGACGCAGTAGTTCTAGCGGCAGATGTACAGTCAGCCGCAGTACGACAAGCAGCTTCATATGCAGCCGCAGAACGTGGTGAAGATTTGGAAGCTGTAGGCTAGAGGAATGATAGAGATGGAATCTAAGGATAGGTTTGACAGGTTAGAAACTAAGATTGATAAGTTAGCTGATGCAATGGTTAAACTTGTTGAGATAGATACAAAGATTGATGGAATATTGAACCACAACTCTACTCAAGATAATAGATTGAATAGACATAGTGAAGCTATCGATGATCATGCTGTTAAGTTAGCGGTGGTGGTCAAGGCTAGTGGTGCCAATGAGTGGTTCGTTAGATTATTAATAGCTGCTCTGGTAACAGGGTTGGCATTTATGATGAGAGGTTAAGATGTCTATACAGTATAGAGGTGAGACTTTCGCAGGATACAATAAACCTAAAGCTTCTGCTAAAGGTAAGAAGTCTCATGTAGTTCTTATCAAGGATAATGGTAAAGATCGAATGATCCGCTTTGGTGAGAAAGGAGCTAGTACAGCAGGTAAGCCTAAAGCTGGTGAGTCTGAGGCAATGAAAGCTAAACGTAAATCTTTTAAATCACGACATGCTAAGAACATTGCAAAGGGTAAAACCAGTGCAGCATACTGGGCAAATAAATCAAAATGGTAGTAATAGGAGGTGATCTTGAGTCTGTACGCTAATATAAACGCTAAGAAGAAAAGGATTAAAGCAGGGTCTAAAGAAGTAATGAAACCTAAGGGGGCCAAAGGTAGGCCTACAGCCAGTAATTTTGCTGCTGCCGCTAAGACAGCTAAGAAGAAGGTAGCGTAATTATGAAAGGAGTAAAGCATTACTTAAAGAATGGCACTGAGTACAAAGGTGCTATCCATAAAACAGCAGGTAAAGCTATGACAGGAGCTAAACATACTCCCTCTAGTAAACCTTTGTTTCACACAAGTAAACTAACAGCTAAGAAGAGAGGTAAATAGTCATGCCACAAGGTAAAGGAACATATGGCACTAAAGTAGGTCGTCCACCTGCAAAACCTAAGAAAAACCTAGCAGGTAAAAAGAAAGCACCACCTAAAGCAGCAATGAAAATACGTAGTAACTACTAATGTGGGCTATCGTGTTAGCCACAATGTTAGCCAGTGGTCAGCCTCAAGTTCCTTTGATGGTGTCCAGCTACAGCACCTTTGATGATTGTAGATTAGAATTATTACGTGTAAGTGCAATAGGTGGTTACGAGCTTGTGGTTAGCCCGATGGTAGGATATTCAGTAGTCAAGGTAGAAGCTAATAAAACTACTACAGTTTTTTGTATTAAAAATATGCAGAGTATATAATGAACTCATTACAAAAAGATGTTACGTTAGCTATTAATATAGGAATCTGTATGATATGGGTATATTAAGTAGTCTCTTTGGAGGTGGTAGTGCTGTTGCACAGCCTATAGAAGCCATTGGTAACATCATAGATAGTGTGTTTACATCAGATGAAGAAAGGGCACAAGGCGAACTACTTAAGCAGAAGTTAGCTATGCGTCCTTCTATGATGCAAGCAGAGATTATGAAAGTACAGGCTAATCACAGGTCTACTTTTGTGGCTGGAGCTAGACCCTTTCTTATGTGGGTATGTGGCTTAGGTTTCTTGTTTGCATTTGTTATTAACCCTATCCTACAATGGATTGCACCAGAGCTAGGTAGCCCTGAGTTACCTTTAGATGCAATGCTCGAACTTACGTTAGCAATGCTTGGCCTAGCAGGGCTTAGAACAGTAGAAAAACTAAATGGTAAAGCCACATGAAAACATATAAGCAAACAGTCAACAACATACTAATAAGGTTACGTGAGCGAGAAGTAGGTTCAATTAATGAGAATAGCTACTCTAAGCTTATTGGTTTGTTTGTACGTGACGCTGTAGAGATGGTAGAGAGTGCTTGGGGTTGGTCTAACCTACGTGAGACTATGACTGTAAACACACAAGCAAACGTATTTAACTATGTTCTTACTGACTTTGGTGATAAGTCAACTCTTTTAGAAGCTATCAACAATACAAGCAATACGTTTATGAAGTACCAGACACCACACTGGTTTAATAACGCATATCTTAACAACACACCAGCAACAGGCTCACCTCAGAACTATGTGTTTAACGGGTTAAATAACGGAGGTGACACTCAGATAGATGTGTACCCTAAGCCTGATGGTGTCTATCAATTATTCTTTAATGTTATTAAGCGGTCACCTGATGTAACTGCTGATGATGACACTATTAAAGTACCTTTCTTACCTGTGCAAACTTTAGCTTACGCTATGGCCCTTGAGGAACGTGGTGAGGATGGAGGTATGTCAGCAGTATCAGCTAAAGCTCTTGCTTCTGTTTACTTATCTGATGCTATTGCTATTGACGCAGCCAAGCACCCTGAGGAACTTATCTGGGAGGCTTGTTAAAGATGGGTAAGCCACTACAAGCAGCCTCTATAGCAGCACCTGCGTTCTACGGGTTAAACACTCAGGAATCAGGTGTGACGCTACAGCAAGGCTTTGCGCTACACGCAGACAACTGTATTATTGATAAGTTTGGTCGCCTAGGCTCACGTAAAGGCTGGCAGACTGTTAGTAATGCTAAGGATGGTTCAGCTAATGGTAACGTAGGTGTTAACTTACTAGGTGTGTCTAACTTTAAGGAAGTCACAGGCGCTGATACATTATTGTCATTCAGTGTTAACAAGTTCTACAAAGGGCTTACTAACTTAGTAACTCTAACACCCTCAACTGCTGACACTATAGCGGCTGGTAACTGGCAGACTGCTACGTTAAACGATCATCATTATTTTTTCCAACGTGGCTACTTACCACTTGTGTATACTAATGATGGAGGTGCAGACACTTTTCAATCAGTAGTAACACACTCAGGTAGGGCAGGTACTCCTCCAAGTGCTAACACAGTCTTAGCAGCCTATGGTCGTTTATGGGCTGCCGATACAGCAACTAACAAAACCACAGTCTACTTTACTGATGTACTTGATGGTACTGCATGGTCAGGAGGTACTTCTGGTACTCTTGATATATCTTCTGTACTTACCCAAGGTTCTGATGAAATTGTTGCCTTAGGCGCACACAACGGCAACTTTATTATATTTTGTACTAATAACATTATTATTTATTCAGATGGTAATAACTTTAACGCAGGTATGACTACTTCTAGTTTAACTTTAGTGGAGGTAATTGAAGGTGTAGGTTGTATTGCCAGAGACTCAGTACAGAATACTGGTGAAGACATATTGTTCTTAAGTAACACAGGTGTACGTTCATTGAATCGTACAGTACAAGAAAAGTCTCAACCTATGCGAGACATCTCTAAGAACATACGTGATGATATTATACAATCAATACGTAGTGAAATACTAGCTAATGTTAAGACAGTCTATTCACCTATTAATGCTTTCTACTTGTTAACTATGCCAGCAACTAAACAAACCTTTGTGTTTGATACAAGGCAAGCTTTACAAGACGGGAGCTACAGGGTTACAGTATGGCCTGAGTTAACACCTAAAGGATTCTTGTCTTTAGACTCTGAGCTTTTATTTGCACAAGTCAATGGAATAGCTAAGTACAGGGGTTACCAAGATAATGGTCAAAAATATGAAATGGCTTACTTTAGTAACTACTTTGATTTAGAACTACCTAACACAAACAAGATTGTTAAAAAGTTAGCTGCAACTACAGTAGGAGCTTCTGGTCAAGTTTTTGCACTTAAAGTAGGTTATGAGTATAGTCCTATTTTCTTTTCACAGACATTTACTTTAGAAGCAGGTAGCATATTTGAGTATGGTATTTCTGAATATGGATTATCAGAATATGCTGGTTCAGTCTTAATTAATGATCAACAATCACCAGCGCAAGGAGCAGGTAACATAATTCAAATAGGTTTTACTACTGATATTAATGGTACTGCAATGAGCCTCCAGAAACTATCAATTTATGCCAAACAAGGTAAGGTACTTTAACTATGTCCAATTATACTAAGTCAACAAACTTTGCAACAAAGGATGCCTTAACTACAGGAAATCCACTCAAGACTGTAAGCGGTACTGAGATTGATGACGAGTTTACAAACATTGCTACAGCCATAGCTACTAAAGCTAACACAAGTAGCCCTACGCTGACAGGGACGCCAGCAGCCCCTACACCCGCTACCTCAACTAACAGTACACAACTAGCAACCACAGCGTTCACACAGGCTGCTATAGTGGCTGGTGTGGCTCCTAAGGCACCAATAAATGCGCCTACGTTCACAGGCGTCCCTGCGGCTCCTACGGCCTCCTCAGGCACTAATACTACACAGTTGGCTACTACAGCCTTTGTACAGGCCGCTACGCCCACAGCAGCTACTATAAATGCCGCAGCATATCCTGTAGGCTCTGTGTACACCTCAGTAGTTGCTACTAACCCAAACAGCTTGTTAGGCTTAGGTACTTGGGTAGCCTTTGGCGCTGGTCGTGTCTTAGTTGGGCGCGATGGTGGCGATACCTCAATGCAGACAGCAGAACAAACAGGTGGTGCTAAGACTGATTCTCATGCTCTTAGTCTTGCTGAAATGCCTGTACACCATCATGGATACACAGGTGTAACTGGTAATGGCAACCCCGATGGTTCTTCAGATTCAATCGCGACAGGGCATATCTATTCATACCCAAGACAAGCACAACAACTAAATAAAGGTAGTGGAGCAGCCCACTCACATGACATTGTACAGCCGTATATTGTCGTATACTTTTGGAAGAGGACAGCATAATGCCTAGTATAGATGACGGATACGGTAACGCAAGAACTACATCAAACCGACAGGCCTCTCAAAACCAAAACCAAAACCAAGGGCAAGGGCAAGGGGATGGTAGAGCAGCCAATAGAGCTAGAGTAGCAGCAGCAGCACAGCAAGAAGCAGCTAGGGTAGCTGAGGCCGCTAGGCAACAAGTAGAAGCACAGCGTCAACAACGAGTAGCTCAGGAACGTTCCCAAGCTAACCTAGCCATAAGTCGTGATCAGGAAATGCAACAGTATTCTAATAACGTACCTGTAGATGACCGCAGCACTTATGGTGGTCAACAGACAGATATGTCAAGAGCCGATGCAGCTATCATGGGTCAAGACTTTAGACCTCAAATGCCTACTAGTTTAGGGGGTATGATGCAAATGGCTAGTTCTCCTTTCTCACCTTTTATACAGTCTTTTGCAGATCAGACTCGCTACGGCATGAGTCCAGCTAGTCAGTCAATCTTTGATGGTTTAGACCCTACTCAACGTAACAACATTGGTTCTATGCAAGATCAGGTTAACTATGCACGTAACCAAGTGATGCAAGATCAAGCAGCACCTAATAGTTACACTGGCCCTCAGAAGCCTAGTAACTTTAGTGACCAACAATGGAATAGTATGACACAAGGACAGAAGCAGTTTATGAGTCCTGAGGGTGCTTTTGGAGGTCAGGCTGGCGGTGTAACCCCTAGAGGTGGGCCGCAACAGATAGCTCCTGTCGGTGGGCCAGTACTACCAGACATCGGCATGGGTACGGGAAGAGACTACCTGCCAACAAAAGGAACATTCAAGCCTATTACCTTTAGATCAGGTACAGGTAACCCAGACCCTTACGCTGGCTTAAGTGACATGGCGCAGAAAGGTCAAGGAATGTTTAACGTAGCGGGTCAGGATGCACTACAGCCTGCTGACCAATTTAATTATAACTTTGACCCACAACAGGCAGGTCGAGACTTATTTACTGAGCGTTCCTCATTACTTGAGCCAGCCTTTGCACAACAACGTGCTAAGAACTTAGAACAGATGCAAGGCTTAGGTCGCATAGGTCTACAGTTATCTGGTGAGGGCTTAGGTGCTGGTGAAAACTCAGGCATGATGAATCCTGATATGTTTGGTATGAACGCTGCACAATCTCAAGCATTAGCGGGTCTATCAGCACAATCTACTCAAGATGCTTTTGGTCAAGAAGTTCAACGTGCGGGTCTTGACTTAAATCAGTTCAATACTAATCAAATGACTGACCAACAGCGTTATGCTAACCTTATGGGTACTGGTCAAAGTATGTTGACAGGTAGTATGATAGAACCTCAAATGAGAGCAGAATTACTTACACAAGGTCGTCAACAACAAGCCTTAGATCAGAATTATGAATTAGGTAGGTATAATGCTGATACCGCACGTATCACAGGACAAGCTCAAGCTAATGCAGCTAACTATCAGCCAGACCCTTGGCTATCAAGTCTTACTAGCTTAGGTACCTCATTCTTAGGAACGTCAGGCGGTAGTGGTTGGTTATCGGGAGTAGGCGGTGACATATGGGATTTCTTTACGTAACCTAATAGCACATAATAGAAACAAAGAGAATACATAACATGGCACAACAAGGTTTATTTACACAACAAACTTCAGTTGATGATTTATTAGCACAACGCAACAAACGTGCTACTGACTTACAACAAACATTAATGAATAATGCTGCTCAAGGCGCACGTGATCCTGCTAAAGCTAAAGCTGTAAGTTTCTTAGGTTCTGCCTTAGGTCGTGCCTTAGGTGACTCTATGAGTGGTGCAGACGATCAGCTAAATGAACGTAGAGCTTCTTTAGCCGCACAAGAATCAATGCAAAAAGATTATGCCTCTTCTGCTACAGGAACAGGAGCCGAGCAAAAGGCATTGGCAGAAAGGCTTGTACAAGCAGGTTTTTATCAAGAAGCCAATTTTGTTGCAAGTAAGGCTAAAACTACGTTATTGGAAGAAGCTGAGGCATTAAAAGCAGAGCAAGATCAAATAGCTGCTACTAAAAAGTTAAAAGTACAAAAACAAAACAATAATAGATTAGCTGATCGTGTTATGAGCATAATGCCTAAAATTGCTGAAAGTGTACGTGCTGGTGACCCTCTTGCAATAGAAGCTGCCTACGAGCAACTTAAACTTGAAAGAAACGCTAAAGAAGGTAGTGACCCTACAGCAGCAGACTTAAACTGGTCTCGGTTAAGTACAATAAGTAAGACAATAACTAAGCGTTCTCAGCTAGACCCTAGTGACCCTACGTACCTAAGTCCTGCTAAAGCGGAAGAAGAACTAAGAGCAGCAAAAGTCCTCTTTGGTGCTGGTGAAGACTCTTATCAAAAGCAGATGGGTAAAGAACAAGCAAAAACAATGGGACAGTTGGTGCAAACGGCCTCTACTAAGCTTGAGCAATCAGAACCCACAAAACGTTTAATACAAAGTTCTCTTCAACTTCTTGACTCAGGTGACCTTTATACAGGTGCAGGCGCTCCAGCTTACTTAGGATTACAGAAAGTTCTAATGGCTATAGGCGCTCCTGCTGATGTATATGGTGCTGCTGCTGGTGAAACTTTCCGTTCTAATGCCATGAGCTTTGTGCTTAAGTACATTGCACAAACCAAAGGTGCTATCTCTAACGCAGAGATGCAAAAGTTTGAGGCTGCTGCAATGGGCTTAGGTAACACTGAACTAGGTAACCGCTTAATACTTGACTTAGCTAGTCAAGCTGTAGAGTTTGAGCAGGGTGAGGCTTTACATATGGGCAAGTGGTTTGATGCTCAAGATGGTTACCCAACTCCTCAAGCTTATAAGGCAGAGCAACAAAACTGGCGTGATGATAACAGGTTTACACCTAAGACAGTGGGAGAGATTTCTGCTTTAGCTGCTGGCGTAGCTGTAGTTGATGCAGATGGTCAAGTGACTAATGGTATGCCGCAAGGTGGTAATGCTTTAGATAGACTAGTAGATTCGAGGTTTACGGAATGACGCTTACTAATCAACAAATAAGTACATATGAAAGTCAGTTTTCTGGTATGGAAAATTTAGCAATGGAGCAACGTAAAGCTTCTTTAAAGATGAAACTGGTAGACCCTAACGAAGCTGCAAATTTAATGAATGACGCTAACTCACTTGCTACTAATGCGGCACAAGGTCGTGCTGAGTTAAAGCGTCAAGTTATTGCTTATACACCTGAGGAAACTTCTGCAAAGGATATTATTCTTCCGTTGGTGTATAGCAACAAAGAAGCTAATGAACAGGCAGTAGAAAACTTTCAAGCAACTAATGAAGCTTTAGCAGAGAAGGGAAGCTTTGTTAGTGTCCCTACGTTACCCTTAGCTAGAGTAGGAACAGAAGGAACATACAAAGAGACTAAAGCATGGGGGCCAGATGAGTGGCTTGTTAATCAAGTAGGTAAAACTGTTGTTCCTTTAATGGATAGTGTTTTTAAAAATACACTGAAAGCAGGCGGTCAGACCCTTAGTAATATTGTACCTGATGATATAGAAACTACTACAATGGAAGCAATGAAAGGGGCTTACTATGACATATCAAGACAGGATTGGTACAAAAAAGCTACGGGCTGGCTAGAGGAAGGTTTAGTAGAACCTTATATGTCATGGAAGAAAAAGAACCCTGAGAGAGCAAAGCTTACCGAAGATGCTATAGCTACTACAGGAATGGTTCTTGATCGTACTAATCTATCTGCGGCAGCACGTAGGAGT